AGAGGAAAACGAAACTTTAAAAGCTGAACTAAGCAAATTAAAAGAAATTAAAGAAGAAGTTGAACTTTCATCTGACGAAGAGGTTAAACCAATTTCTTTTAACCCTGAAAACGAGAATAAAGTTGAAGCCGTAAAATTTGCAACTAAAAGAAGTCGCACAATTATGGATTCAGTATTAAATAAACTAAATAAGTAATAATTTAAAAAACAAAAAAAATGAGTACAACATTCACAAGCATTTCGAATGATTCTTTACGTCAAGTAGGCGTAGTTGAAACATTAACAGGTGCAACAACTTTAACTGCTGAAGATAGCGGTAAAGTATTTATTCTTAACGCTGCTGCAGGTGCGCAAATTACACTTCCTGCTGTTGCTGACGGAGCTGGTCAATCTTATAAGTTTGTCGTAGGTGCGTTATTCGCTACTACTGCATGGACTATTAAAGCGGCTTCAAACAAAATTCAAGGTGGTGTTATCGTAAACAGCGTTAACGTACCTGGAGCAGACGAAAACACGATTACATTTTCAGCTTCAGCTGACACAATCGGTGACTTCGTAGAATTACATGGTGACGGTTCTAACTGGTATGTTTTCGGATTGGGAACTGCTGCTGGAGCAATTACATTAACAGTAGTATAAATAAAATAAAAAATTCATAAAATGAGTACAACACAATCAATTACAACTACTTACGCTGGCGAGTTTGCAGGTAAGTATATTGCAGCAGCTTTATTGTCTGCTCCAACTTTAGAAAAAGGCGGAATTACTATCATGCCTAACGTTAAATACAAACAAGTTATCAAAAGAGTAGCAACTGATGACATTATTAAAAATGCGACTTGCGATTTTGACCCAACTTCAACTGTAACTTTAACAGAAAGAGTTCTTCAACCTGAATCATTCCAAGTTAACTTGCAACTTTGTAAGTCTGACTTTAGAGCTGATTGGGATGCCATTCAAATGGGTTATTCTGCATTCGACGTATTGCCAAAATCATTCGCTGATTTCTTAATTGCACACGCTGCTGAGAAAGTTGCTGCTGGAATGGAGACTTCAATTTGGAGAGGTGTTAACGCAACAGCTGGACAATTTGCTGGAATCATGACTCAATTAACTACTGATGCTGCTTTACCTGCTGCTCAAGAAGTTGCTGGAACAACTGTAACTGCTTCTAACGTTATCGCTGAGTTAGGTTCTATCATTGACGCTTTACCTGCTGCATTGTACGGAAAAGAAGATTTAACTCTTTATGTTTCTAACAACATTTATAGAGCTTACGTTCGTGCATTGGGTGGTTTTGCTGCTTCAGGTGTAGGTGCTAACGGTTACGAAAACAAAGGAACTAACCAAGTATTGGATAACCTTTACTTTGACGGGGTTAAGATTTTCTTAGCTAACGGACTTGCTTCAAACACAGCTTTGCTTTCTCAAACTTCTAACTTGTATTTTGCAACTGGTTTGATGAATGACATGAACGAAGTTAAAGTTTTGGATATGGGAGACCTTGACGGATCTCAGAATGTCCGAGTAATTCTCAGGTTTACTGCTGATGCTAAGTATGGTTTTGCTTCCGACGTAGTTACTTACGGTATCGTAAATTCAGCTAACTAATCAAACTAAACTATAACGAAGGGGAGGTAAAATGCCTTCCCTTTTTTGTTTAACATTAAAAAAATAAAAAAATGAGCTGTGATATAGCAAATGGAAGATTAGAAGCGTGCAAGGATGCAATTTCAGGACTTCTAAATATTTACTTTATTAACTACGGTGCTTTAAATGTAGACGACGTTGTTTATAAAGATAGTGGAGCAAATTCAGATGTAATTGATTCATGGCCTGCAGATGCGCGTGTTTCTCTTTACAAGTACGAATTAAAAGGTGCTAACGGTTTTGAGCAAACTATTCAAACGTCACGAGACAACGGAACAACGTTTTTTGAGCAAGTATTGACTGTACAATTAAAAAAACAAGATATTGCTACACATAAGAACGTTAAATTATTGGCTTACGGACGTCCAAGAATTGTTGTTGAAACAAGAGACCATAAGTATTACTTAGCTGGTTTAGACCAAGGATGTGATGTAACTGCGGGAACTGTATCTTCAGGAACTGCAATGGGTGACTTCAATGGGTATAACTTGACATTCACGGGAATGGAAAAATTACCTGCTAATTTCTTGGATTGCACAAACGAAACTGAATTATCTGAAATCTTTACTGATGGAGTTGACGATGCTTTAATTGTAACTTCTTAAGATTGCCTTTCCATAAATAGGTTTAAGACCCTGCCTTTTTAGGTGGGGTTTTTTATTTAAGAAACAATTTGAAGTGTTTTAAGTTAATAAAGTATGATAGTTTTAACTACTTCAACAAATGCGCAAACATTTGCTTTAATTCCGCGAAATGGAGACTTCGATACTGTTGAAATAACGGACGACCAAACTAACGAAACAACGGTTGTTGAAGAGTGGGAGTTTACGGCTGGTGATTACTATTCGACATTGGAAGTTGAAGTTGAATTAGTTGAAAATCATTTTTACAATTTAGTACTAAAAGACGGAACGAATATCGTTTACCGTGATAGGATATTTTGCACCGATCAACCGTTAGTTACATTCTCGGTTAATAACGGGCAATATACTTCGAATGCTACAACAAATACTTTTATAGTTTATGAGTGATAACATACATATTATTAATTTAAGTTCTTACCAAACGCCATTAATTCAAGAATCTAAAAGAGATAATTGGGTTGAGTTTGGGGAGGACAATAATTACTTTCAATATTTAATTGACCGATACACGTATTCTACGACGAATAACGCAATAATAAACAATATTAGTAGATTGGTTTACGGACGTGGTTTAAGTGCCTTAGATGGCTCTAAAAAGCCAAATGAGTACGCTCAAATGATGTCTTTGTTTCATGCTGATTGTGTACGTAAATTAGTAGTGGATAGGAAAATGTTAGGGCAATGTGCTATTCAAGTTCATTATTCAAAAGACCGTAAAAGAATTTTAAAGGCTTACCATATGCCTGTTAATTTATTACGTGCTGAAAAGTGTAATAAAGACGGAGAAATAGAAGGCTATTATTATTCTGACAATTGGTTGGATGTTAAAAAGTACGCACCAAAGAGAATACCTGCTTATGGGTTTTCAAATGAGTTAATAGAAATACTTTTTGTAAAGCCTTACACGGTTGGAATGAAGTATTACGCCTATCCTGATTATCAAGGTGCCGTTCCATACGCTAAATTAGAAGAAGAAATAGCAGACTATTTGATTAACGAAGTTCAACACGGTTTCAGCGGTACAAAGGTTATAAACTTCAACAATGGTATTCCTACCGAAGAGCAACAAAGTATCATTACAAACAAAGTAAACGCGCAATTAACGGGTTCTAAGGGACTGCGAACTATTGTAGCTTTTAATGCAAGTGAAACAAGTAAAACAACTGTTGATGATATTCCGTTAAACGATGCACCTGAACATTATTCGTATTTGAGTGAGGAGTGTTTACGTAAAATTATGTTAGGTCATAATGTAACTTCACCGCTTTTGTTTGGTATTGCAACGTCAACGGGTTTTAGTTCGAATGCTGATGAACTTAAGAACTCAAGTATTTTGTTCGATAACATGGTTATTAAACCTATGCAAGATGAATTACTTGAGGCTTTCGATAGGATATTAGCTTACAATGGTATTTCGTTAAAGTTATTCTTTAAGACTTTACAACCTTTGGAGTTCATGGACTTAGAGAACGCACAAACCGAGGAGCAAGTAGCTGAAGAAACAGGAACGGAACTAAGCGCGGTTAATTCTTTAATGGAGTTAGGCGAAGATGAAAACCCTGAATGGATATTAATAGACGAACACGAAGTAGACTACGACACGGACGAAACGGATAACGAGCTATTAAGCAAAGAGCCTAAACAAAGTTTACTATCTAAGGTTGTTAATTTAGTTTCAACTGGAGACCCTCGACCTAATTTAAGAAGTTCGCAAGATCAAGTAATAGACGGTGTTAAATTCATTACACGATATATTTACGCAGGTGAAGAAAAGGAAAACGGTAGGGAGTTTTGTAAAAAAATGATGTCACTTGCTAAACAAAAAAGAGTTTACAGAAAAGAAGATATTATAAAAATGGGTAGTCAAGCGGTTAACCCGGGGTTAGGAATTGACGGAGCTCCTACTTATTCAATTTGGTTATATAAAGGCGGTGCAAATTGTCACCATAGATGGAATAAAAGAGTTTACGCAACGCTTTCTGGTAAGGCTTTAAATATTAACAGCAAAGAAGTAAAGCAAATAGCAGGCGCAAAAGCTGCGAAATTAGGTTATATTGTTAAAAACCCAAGTTTGGTAAGTCAACGACCGATTGATATGCCGAACCAAGGATATTACAGAAAATAAAATGGCGGAAGCATTATTAATTACTCGCGAGGATGTAGTAAAGTTTACTGCTATGAATGGCAACGTAGACACGGATAACTTTATTCAATGGATAAAGGTCGCTCAAGATATTCACATTCAAACTTATTTAGGTACTAAATTATTGGACAAAATAAAAGCCGATATTGTAGCTGAAACTTTGGGCGGTAATTATTTGTCGCTTGTAACGACGTATATTAAACCAATGCTGATACATTGGGCAATGGTTGAGTATTTACCTTTCGCAGCGTATACAATCGCTAACAAAGGCGTATTTAAACATAATAGCGAGAATGCTACAAACGTAGAAAAAGACGAAATCGATTTTTTAATTGAAAAAGAGCGTTCAATAGCACAGCATTACACGGAAAGGTTTATTGACTACATGAGTTTTAACCAAGACTTATTTCCTGAATACAACTTGAATTCAAACGGGGATATGTACCCAGACACACAAAACAACTATTTTGGATGGTTCATTTAAAAAAGTACAAGCCTAAGGCTGAAAATATTAGAAAATTAGAAATTTATTTAAAAAAGATAAATGGCAAATGTCAAGATAAGTCAACTAACAGCGAAGAACGCAACGTTAGAGCGCACAGATAGGTTAGCAATAGCAGAGTTTAACGGCTCCACGTACGATTCTAAGTATGTTACGGGTGCTGAGGTAGTACAAGTGGCTGGAGTTAAATATAGCTCGTCACACACGCTTACTTTGGATAATTCCTATTACATGGTAGAGATTGACAGTTCAACTGCTGAAACAGTAACTATTCCAGCTAATGCAACTACGGCAATTCCTATCCGAACGGTAATTTATGTTTGTCAGTTAGGCACAGGGCAAGTAACAATTTCGGGTGCTGCTGGTGTAACTTTAAGAAGTTCAAACGCTGAATATAAGACAAACGGACAATATTCAGTTATAGTATTAAGAAAACGCCTAACTAACGAATGGGTTATGTGGGGTGATAAAACTACTTAATTATGGCAAATAGTAACGGTTGGGGTGACGGAGCAGCCAACAACGCAATAGGTTGGGGGCAAGGTGCAAACAACGCTATTGGTTGGGGAGATATACACGCAGATAGTTGGGCGGGTGCTACTGATATCGTAGGTATTACAACGCCACCCGTAGACCCCGATGCACAAGCATTCATAACAGCTGCTGCAATTACAGACCCAACACAACAAGCGGCTATTAATACTTTGGTAGTTGACTTGAAAGGGTATAACATTTGGACTAAGATGAAAGCCTTGTATCCGTTTGTTGGGGGTACGGCTTCAACGCATAAATTTAACCTTAAAAACCCTTTAGATACTAATGCAGCATTTAGAATACTTTGGAGTGGTGGTGTTACACATTCAAGTAATGGTGTTCAATTTGGCGGGGTTAATGGAATTGGAGATACTAATTTTAACCCAAGCACAAATAGTTTATTAAATTCTACTCATTTTAGCTTTTATTCAAGAACTATTACAAGTTCAAATATATTCGAAGTTGATTCAGGTGTTACCTCATCAAGCAATGCATTAAATTTACTTTCACTTAGAGTATCAAATATTACTTATGCTGCTATAAATTCAGCGGCTACATATACAACTTTTGCGGATTCAGATTCAAGGGCTTTTTATATAGCAAATAGAACGGCATCAAATGTATTAAATATTTGGCGTAACTCAGTAAAGGCAGCAACAGGTACAACTACCTCAAACACTTTACCAAATGGAAATCACTGGTTAGGAGCTTTCAATAACATACCAAGCCCTGGCACTTTGTATTATTCAACAAAACAATGTGCTTTCGCTTCAATAGGTGACGGTTTAACAGATACCGAAGCTGCTAACTTTTACACAGTGGTACAAGCATTTAACACAGCCTTGGCTCGCCAAGTTTAATTATAAGATATGAAACTAAACGAATTAACAAAAGAACAAAAGTTAACCTATGTAGGGTTACTTACAGAATTACAAAAAGACGAATTAGTCGGTCAATGGTATGCACCTGATTCTTATTTTAATCCTATTCAGGACTTGAATAATCAATGGGTTATCTCAGTAGAAGAAATGGAGCAATGTGTAAATCCTGATTTTCTTTGGGTAAAAGACTTAGATTTGATTCCATACGAGCCGAAGCCAACACCACCACCTTTTGAAAATTAATTAGATGCTACCAATTACACAAATATTAGAAATAATTAAAAAGCAAGGAGCTACGGGAGTTCTTGCGTTATGGTTATGGTACACGCACAGCGACGTTCAAGACCTTAAACACCGACTTTATGACTGTTACGGAAAAGGTAAAAGTTCGTCTTTAACTAAGGAAATTGAAGATAACCAAAGCTACGCCGTAATACCAAAAGACGAAATAAACGAAGAATGAGTTACGACTGGTTAAAAGACGAAAAGGCTCCGAGAATATTAGTTCAAGCCGTTAAACAACTTGGAGTTAAAGAAATTGTGGGTAAAACACATAACCCTATTATTTTAGGTTGGGCAAAAGAGTTAGGACTTTCAAAAATTTACACAAACGATGAGATTCCATGGTGCGGTTTGTTTATAGCTTATTGTTGTCATGCTGCAGGGTTAGAAGTAGTTGAGAGACCGTTATGGGCTTTGAACTGGAATAAATTTGGTAACCGTGTTTCTGAACCAATGTTAGGAGATGTTCTTACATTCAAAAGAAATGGTGGCGGTCACGTAGGAATTTACGTAGGTGAAGACGATACACACTATCACGTTTTAGGTGGCAATCAAAATAATTCGGTAAGCGTTTCACGGATCGCTAAGAGTAGATTAAATCAGGCACGAAGAACAGCATGGAAAGTAGCACAGCCTGCAAATGTTCGAAAGGTTAAATTAGAAGCAAAAGGAGTAATAACAACAAACGAAGCATAAAATGGCAAAGAAAAATTTAAACGTAAATATTGACACTGAAAACATAGATGTTAATGTTGAACGAAAAGACGGAGAAGTAAAAGTTAACTACGATTCTAAGAATTTAGATGTAAAGGTTGAGAAGACCGCTGACAACGTTGAGGTGAAAGTTGACGCACAAAGCGGTTTTTTCAAGTTAGTAGGAAAAATATTAGGAAAAGTTTTGTTACGTAGAATAAAGTAATATCTTTGTAGCGCATAATTTCATAATTTTAATTGTTAATGAACCCTTACTTCGGTAGGGGTTTTTTAGTTTATAGAATTAAGAATTAAGAAACACTCCTATTGGGTATATATGTATAAATAAATTAAATTTTTAAGAGATACCCCCGTAAGCAATTACTGCTAATTCTTAATTCTGAAAAAAAATATCTAAAAAAAATGTAACTATATTAAAAAGAATAACGTATATTTGCCTAAACAATTAAATAAAACATTATGAAAAATTACTTTTTAGACTTGTTAGACCAAGTTACCCCAGCGAATGAAGAACACAAAGAGTTTTTAAGGGTCGTTACGTTCGGTTTAACGCTATTTCTCGGTACGTTTGGTATGTTGGTATCACTTTTTATTTTAATGCCATGAGAACGAATAAAAAAGCAAATCCAACTTTAATAGAGATTATTAATTACTGGCACGATCAAAAGAAAAAAAACACGGGACGTTTAAATATGCAGCTGTATATGAAAGTTTGTGAAGCAAAAGCGTATAATGTTAGGTGGAATGAAGATAATAAAACATGGTCAAGAATATGAAATACTTTATTATTGGGTTATCTGCTTTAATTATTGAGATATGTTCGACTTTTTACATTCGGTTTGTAGCTGAAGGTGAAATATACGGAATGATGTTCTTTGCTTTTATAAGCCCGTTTTTAGGTTTGCCCTTTATTGGCTATGTCGTAGAGTCTAAAACGTGGTTAGAGCGTATTAAAATGGCTTTCTCGAGTGCCTTTGGTTATTTGTTAGGGTCTATTATTGTAATTTTATTTATTCAGCGATGAAAGCTAAAAGGGTAACAGTAAGCTTTGAATACACGAACTTTGATTGTTTAGAAATAATGATTGAGCGTTTAAAGCATGAATTAATGGAAGGTAAAGAATATTTCGAGGACATGATTAAAGACGGAAACGAAAATAAACGCTACCTTCAATTTATGCAAGAGTATAAAAAAACACGAAACTTTGTAGTAAATAAAGACGTAATAATAATTAAATCTAAAGTATGACACCAAAAGAATTTGCAATAGAATTAGTAGACAAGTTCTACATTGGACTTGGAATAAAAGATTATAGAGTAGCACGTAACTGCGCTATCTTTACTTGTCACCAGCGTATTCAAGAAACGCTTACATTAACACGAATTAAGTTTTTAAAAGAGGTAATAACAGAAATTGAGAAACTATGAAAGTGTTTAAGCTATACAATGGTAAACAAAAGATTGACTATCGTAAAATAAAGCGATGGAAGATTCGTGTTAACGTAGCGAATAATTTTTACAAGAATTTTGAGTTTGACTGAATAATTAGTATATTTGTTAACGGTTCGTCTTCACATTATAGAACTTAAAGAAGTTATTAAGACCCTTTAATGAATTTGGACGTGAAGACCCAAAGGAGTTAAGGGGTTTTTTATTTAAACAAAAATGTATGTTAGAAATTAAAGAAGAATTTAAGAAGTTAATACCAGCGTTAACAGCTGAAGAATTTAAGCAACTTGAACAAAATTGTTTAGATGAAGGAATTAGGGAAAAAATAATAACTTGGAACGGGTTTATTATTGATGGACACAACCGTTATGAAATAGCTACGCGTTGGAACTTAGACTACCAAACTGAAAGTAAATATTTTAAAAACGAAAACGATGTTAAGGAATGGATGATAAACAACCAATTTGGTAGAAGAAATTTAAGCAACTACCAAAGAAGCGTTTTGGCGTTACAGTTAGAAAGTGTATTTAGTGAAAGAGCAAAGGAAAAAGAAACGGAAAGAAAAACCACTTTTCATAAATCTGAAAAGTCGAATATAGAACCAATAAACACTATAAAAGAAATATCAAAAGTTGCTAACGTTTCACACGATACAATAGCAAAGGTTAAGAAAATAGAAGCCGTTGCAACACCTGAAGTAAAAGCACAATTAAGCACTGGCGAAATAAGTATAAACCAAGCTTATCAAGAAATAAAGAAAGAAGAAAAGAAAGAAATTCATATTGAAAAGAAAAAAGAATATGAACAAAGAATTGAAACGGTAACAAACAACGAATTTAAAATTGACATTTTTAATACTACAAATAAATTTAGAGTTATTTATGCTGATCCAGCTTGGAGTTATAATGACAAACAAGATACGCCACAATTAGGTGGGGCTTCTAAACATTATAATACTATGACAGTAAATGAAATTTGTAGTTTGCCCGTAAATAAAATATCTGAAAAAGATAGTGTTTTATTTCTTTGGGTAACTTCACCATTACTTGAAGATGCTTTTACGGTTATTAAAAGTTGGGGTTTTAAATATAAAACTTCTTTTGTTTGGGATAAAGTTAAACATAACATGGGGCATTATAATTCAGTAAGACACGAATTTTTATTAATAGCTACTAAAGGAAGTTGTGTTCCTGATAATAAAAAACTTTATGACAGTGTTCAAACAATTGAACGAAATGATAACCACAGTGAAAAACCAATTGAATTTTTAAATATTATAGATGATATTTATAATTACGGAAATAAATTAGAAATGTTTTGCAGAAACATAAAAAAGGATAAATGGTATGGATGGGGCAATGAAATATAGTTATGACAGAATATTATAAAAAAATGTTAGAAAAAGGCTTGGAGTTTCAAGACTTTGTTACAGATATATTACTTAAGGAAATAGGAATTTGTCTGAGTAGTTATAGTTCAATAAAATATCAAAACATAAAAGGTGAAAACAAACAAGGTTTTGAAATTAAGTTTGATGATAAATATAAAGAAACTGGAAATTTATATATTGAAATAGCTGAAAAAAGCAATGCTAATAATTTTAATTTTGTTAGTTCAGGTATATTTAGAAACGATAACACTTGGCTTTATTTAATTGGTGACTATACTGAAATATTTATATTTTCAAAACAGCATTTAAAATTAATGTACAATTCACACAAATTAAAGGAAGTTGCAACGGCAACAAGTAAAGGTTTTTTAATAGACAAATTAACAGCTGATAAATTTTGCATAAAAAAATTAATATTAGAAAATAATTAATATATTTGTATTCGAGTTCATCCTACATTATAAACTCGTAAAGGTATTATTGACCCTTTGAATGAATGTGAGGTAGGATGCACAGGATTTCAAGGGGTTTTTTTATTTTAATACAACAACAAATGAAACGTGATTCAATGATATTTTACCGAAGCTTTTACGAAAGCGTTGAAGGTATGTCGCCAGTTATTAAAGCTGAAGTTTATGACGCTATTTTTAAATATGCGCTTGACTTTACAGAACCTGAATTTACAGATAATGTAGCCAAAGCAATGTTTACTTTAATTAAACCACAGCTTGACGCAAATATTAAGCGGTTCGAGAATGGTAAAAAACCAAAAACAAAACAAAGTGAAAGCAAAATAGAAGCAAAAGATAAGCAAAAAGAAAGCAAAGTAGAAGCTAATAACAATGTAAATGTAAATGTTAATGTAAATAAGAATGAGAATATAGAAGAACGCAAATTAAAATTTGCTGATGCGCTTAAACCTTTTTTAGATGAGTATGGTAGGGATATGCTAAACGACTTTTATTTCTATTGGACGGAACACGGAGAGAATGATAAAAAACTTAGATTTGAAAAAGAAAAAACATTCGGTATATCTCAAAGGTTACGAACTTGGTTAAGCAGAAACCCTAAACAATATCAAAAAGAAGGTATTTCACCTGAAGAACTGAAAGCAATTAAACTCGGATTCCTAAAACCTAAACAATGATAACACAAGAAGGCGATTGCCTACAATATTTACTTGACTACAAAGACGGCAAAATAAAAGACGGATTAATGATAGGTTGCAATTTAGATGAATACATTAGATTTAAACCTAACCAACTAAACATAATTCTCGGACACGATAACGTTGGTAAGACCTATTGGATAAATTGGTATTTCTTAACACTTGCACTTAAACACGATTTAAAGTTTTGCATTTGGAGTGGTGAAAATAAGAAAGCTACAATATTACGTGACTTGCTTCAAATGTATTATGGAATAAGATTTAAAGATTTAACCTACCAACAAATAACAACAGGAACAACAATACTTGAACAACAGTTTAAATTTATAAGTAATAAAAATCTTTACAAGCCAAATGAGTTATTGAAGTTATTTGAAGAAAGCGAATGCAACGTAGCCTTAATTGACCCATTTACTGGATTAGATAGGCAAATGGATTTTCAAAGCAATTACAATTTCTTAAATACTTGTCGTGATTTCTGCAATAAGTTTGGAGTAACGATATACATAAACACGCATCCAAACAGCGAAAGCGGTAGAAGTGGTAACGTTTATCAGGAAGGCGAATATAAAGGACATTTAAAAGCACCATTGAAAGACCATATCGAAGGTGGTAAAGCATTTTCAAATCGTTGTGATGACTTATTTGTTATTCATAGGTTAGTAAAACACGAAACAATGAAATATGTAACGTGGGTAAATGTTGAGAAAGTCAAAGATATGGATACGGGTGGTAAACACACAGCATTAAATGACCCTATTATGTTTGATTTTAATTCGGGGTTAGGATTTAAAGTTAATGGAGTTGACCCATTACAAAACGTAAGACCTAAAATGTCAAATAGTTTTCCAGCTAAACAACTACCTTTGATTGAACCTGATATAGTAAACGGAAAAGAAATACGATCGTTTTCAGAAAAAATGAATAATAAAGATGTTCCGTTTTGATTATTATAACAAGCAAAAACACGAATTATGGATGAACTGACAATTATAACTGGCAAAGTAAACTTAGACACTACATATTTAAAGATTAAACTAAGTCTTGAAGAAATAAAAGAACGTGCTTCAAATAGATATGATTTAATTAACTCAATGGAACGTAGCTTAGCAGACTTACAACAAGTAAAAATAAGTTACGATGCTATGGAAAAGGAACTAAGAGCAGCACTACAGCAGAATTTTAGACTTGAAAAACTATTAATGGAGGAGAAATTTAAAGTAAAGGATTTAGAAACACAATTAAAAATGAAAGATGTCACGCTGTAAGCATTGTAGAAATAAGTTTGAGCCAGTACGCTTTAACCAAAAATTTTGCTTACAAGCTGAGTGCGTTCGTGTTTGGGTAGAATCCGAAAAGGCAAAGACTTGGAAAAAGACGAAAGCTAAAATGAAAAACGATCTTGAGACTGTTCAGGAACTAATTAAAGCTACTCAAATAATATTTAACAAGTACATTCGACTAAGGGATAAAGGTCAAGTTTGTATAAGCTGCCAAAAGAAACCATTAAAAGAAAACGCAGGTCATTACTTCAATGCGAACAACCATTGGAACGTTCGCTTTAATGAATTAAACGTTCATCTTCAATGTGAACATTGTAACACGTATCTTTCAGGTAATTTAATTGAATATCGCAAAGGATTAATTAACAAGATAGGAGAAGAACAATTAACACTTTTAGAAGCGGAAGGTCATAAAACACGGAAGTTCACAAAGGACGAGCTAAAAGAAATAATTAACATCTATAAATTAAAGATTAAACAATTAGAGTTATATTAAAAAGAATAACTATATTTGAACCAACAATTAAAACTTAAATTATGAAAAAGTCAGGATTAAAATGGTTTTACGCACAAGTAGAACAACTATCAACAAGGGCAGGTATCCATATGTCATGGGTTATGATGGATAATTTATTTAAAGATGCCATTGAAATAGAAAAACACGAAGATTTAAAACGTCAAATGTTTATAGGAAAAGTATCCAAAATATTAGGTATGGATAAAACGGTTGAATTATTAAAAGAATGTAACAAAACTTTTGAAAAATGAGCGTAACAAATTTTGAAGAGTTCACACACGAACTCACAAGCGAAGAAATGGAGATTTTGCCAGTAGTGGTTCATGGTTTCCGAAACTACAAAAAGGCGAACCCAATTAAAAGTGAATTAATAGTAACCCGAATGAACGAATACCTAAACACGAAAGGTTATAAAATTAAAATGAATGGTCCGCGTTTACGTAAAATAGTTAACTACATACGTACAAATGGAATCATCCCTCTGATAGCTACGTCTAACGGTTATTTTACAACTGATTGTAAGGAAACTATCCAAGAACAAATACAAAGCCTTCAGGAACGAGCAAACAGCATTGAACGATGCGCGCAAGGTCTTAGAAAATTTTTATAATTTTTTTTTATTTCCATTGTTATATTAAAAAGAATAGTTATATTTGTCAAACAATTAAAATTTATATTATGAAAAACCTATTTAAAAGTTTAGCAGCATTTCAACAAGAAGTGCCAGTGATTCACAAAGGAACGCAAGGATACGGATATTCGTACGCTGACCTTCCGAAAATCTTTGAAGTTATTAATCCATTATTACAAAAACACGGATTAGGATTTACCCAATTAATTAACGGGCAACAAATAGTAACTTGTTTATTTCATTGCGAAAGCGGTGAACAAATAGACAGCCAAACGGATATTCCTCAAGGAGTACAATTAAAAGGGATGAATGACTTTCAGGTTTTAGGTTCTGCAATTACTTATTTAAGACGTTACGCACTTTCTTCGATTTTAGGTATTGTAACCGATAAAGACGTTGATGCAGCTGGAGAACAAATAAAAGCCGTAAAGACGGAAGCAAAAAAGCCTACAATACAAGGTGAACGATTCTTAAAAGCAGTAGAAGCTATCCGTAACGGAGAATTTACAGCCCAAGAGCTACAAGCGAAGTTTGAATTAAATGAAGTTCAACAAAAAGCATTGTTACTGATATAGTATGGAAAAGCAAGATATAACAGAATTACAGGGAAAAACATTATTGTATATTCGTGTAGATAGAGAATTAGATGAGATTTTATTTACTTGTAATGACGGAACTCAATATAAAATGTATCACGAAGAAGATTGTTGCGAAAGTGTTTATATTGAAGATATTAACGGAGATTTAACTGATTTAATAGGTTACCCAATTTTAATAGCTGAGGACATAAATAACGATGAGTTTGTAAAAAACTTTGAAGAATCTTTTAAATTAGAAGAAGGAAAAAACCCCGACTATGAATGGAACTATAAAAATGAGTTTGGAGAAAGTAAACCCGAGTCTTATAATTGGACTTTTTACAAATTAGCAACTATAAAAGGTTATGTAGATATTCGTTGGTATGGCGCAAGTAATGGTTATTATTCTGAATCAGTAGATTTTGTTAAGTTATGAAAATAAGAGCATCACAAATAGGAAAAGTAATGAGTCTCCCTAAAACAAAAGGGGAGGTTCTTTCTAAAACTACTAAAACCTACATTCAAGAACTTGCAATTGAACATAAATACGGAATACGTAAGGAGTTTTGGAGCAGGTACACGGACAAAGGTAACGAAGTAGAAGATGAAGGCATAGCACTTGTTAACGATGTGTTGAACTTAGGCTTTATTTACAAGAATGAAGAGAATTTAACCAACGATTGTTTAACAGGAACACCCGACGTAAACACGAATGAAATTCTTTTGGATGTCAAATGCAGTTGGGATGCTACGACGTTTCCGTTTTTTGAAACCGAAGTGCCTAACAAAGATTATTACTACCAGTTACAGGGTTATATGTGGTTAACAGGAAAAGACGAAGCGTTACTTTGTTATTGTTTAGTAAATACACCTTTTCAAATCGTAGAGGATGAGGTAAGGCGTGAACATTGGAAACAAGGGTTAATAGATGAAAGTTTGGATGTAAGGGACTTTGTTCAGTCTAAACATAACTTTGACCATATACCAAAAGAAAAGCGCGTGAAAGTTTTTAAAATAGCAAAAGACGAAAGTGTAATTGAACAAATTAAAGAACGAATAGAGTTAGCAAGAGTATATTATAACAATTTAATTAATGAATTATGAAAGAAGATTTAAAAGTAATGGGTTACTACAAAAACACGACCCGAGAGCAAATAGTACAAATCAAAGACTTTAAAAAAGATAAACTTTGGTACGAAACAATAAAGCAACACGAAACAAACCCTATAACGGAGTTTTGTTGTTCGATTGAAAGATTTAAAAGGTTATATATTAAAACAAAGTAAAATGAAAGAAGTAGAAGGCTTAACAAAACGTGAATTGTTTGCAGCTTTAGCAATGCAAGGTTTAGTAATTGATGGTGAATTACCATTTGAAAAAACAGCTAAATGGGCGGTATTAGCAGCAGACCAATTAATATGGGCGTTAGAAAACACGGAAGATCCAAATAAAGACGAAATTTAAAACAAAGTAAAAATGGAAAAGAGAGACAACAGTGGAGCGTTATTCACTAACGACAAAAGAGAAAAGGAAACGCACCCGCACTATCAGGGAAAAGCAACGATAGGTGGCGTTGAATATTACGTTTCAGCATGGGTAAAAGACGGACAAAAAGGAAAGTTTCAAAGCCTAAGTTTTAAACCAGTTCAGGAACAAGCGAAGCCAACAGCTGGAAAGCCAAGTTACGGCAATAAAGACTTTGACGATTTTTTAGGCAACTTATGAATTACGCAGCACAAGTATTAAGCGAAGCGAATGAAGTAACACGGGCAATGGTTAAACAATACCTACAAAAACACGAATTAAGCCTTAACGCTTTTTCTAAGTTAGTAGATATAAGACAACCTAACTTGCATAAATTCATGAGCGGTAAAACCCTTTCGAGTAGATCAATTGAAAAGATAGGTGAATTTTTTAGTAAATAACTGAGGTTCGGCAAAACCCGCCCCCTATTCAAATCAAAAACCTGAGAAGTAATTGAATAAATACAGATAGGGGGTTTTTAAAATTTGGCTCTGGTAAACCAACAGAAAGACGGAACGTAAAAAATTCCGTTTTTTTTTGTTTATATAGTTGTTATATTAAAAAGAATAGTTATATTTGTAGACAATTAACAATTAAAAACCAAAAATTATGAGAAGTTTATTTATGAATTGCCAAGGGTGTGACGGTGACGGTTATGTTACTATTGATTTAAATGATACTCACATTCCGTATGAACAAAACCCAGTTGACTTTACTTGTATGTCATGTGACGGCAAAGGAATAGCCTTAGACAAAGAAGAGGTTGAGGACAGAATCGGTATAATTGACGATATGATTCAGGGAATGCAAGGACGTATTAGAATGTTAAGCGACTTTATTAAAACAGCAAACAAGGGTTATTTACCTAATTTAGCTCAAAAATACACGGATAGATTAGAACTTTGTTCACGTGGTTTAGGTCGTTTGTTGAACTATAAAAGAAAATTGCATAACTTAGTCGGGTGAAATACTTAACGATACTTTTATTTCCTTTCATTATAGCCTTATTCTTTTTGGATAGGGCTGTTTTGCTTTTTATTTGGAATGTTCCGAGTATTACGATTAAAAAGTGGTTGTTTAATGAGGTGGAAATGGGTAAAAGTATAGTTCGTGTTTTAGGTGGGTTGATCGTTGTTTTATTTTGTTTATTAATATTCTTACTTGCAGACTAATCAATTTTTAAATGACCTTTACGCAGACCATAAACACTGGATTAAAGTTGTGCGCTCGTTTGGAGAGTATTATTTAGCTGAAGATATAGTTCAGGAAATGTACTTAAAGTTAGCAAAACACGAAAACAAAGAAAGATTTTACCGCAACGGAACTATTTACAAGGGGTTTGTATGGATTGTTTTAAGAAATATGTACTACGACTTTGAAAAATCTAAACAAAGGCTTCAAAAAGTCGATATAACGGAAGCAATTCAGTTAGTTGATGAAAGTAGCCCATACGAAAAAACGAACGCTCAAAAGCAATTAGAAGTAAAAATAAACGAAACAGTAAACAGTTGGCATTGGTATGATAAATTACTATATGAACTTTACCGAGATACCGGAATGAGTACACGCCAAATACAAAAATGTACTGGAATAAGTTTTAAGTCAGTATGGCAAACGTTAAAATACTGCAAGGATAGTTTAAAAATAGAAGTAGGAGAACATTATGAGGACTACAAAAACGAGGATTACGAATTAATAAAATAAAAACATGGCAAGAAAAAGACGAACAAAAGCTGAAATATTAGCAGCTGAAAGCAAAGGATTAGGAGATACCGTTGAAAAGGTACTCGAAGTAACTGGAGTAGCAAAGGTTGCTAAATGGTTATTAGGAGAAGATTGCGGATGCGATGAACGCAAAGCAAAGTTAAACGAATTATTTCCTTACAGAAAGGCGAAGTGTTTAGAACAAGCTGAGTACGACTGGTTAAAAGAATGGTTTGACAAAAAGGCGGAAGTAATAAAACCAAGTGAACAAAAAACAATACTTGCAATTCATAGCAGAGTGTTTGGAGTACGCAACGAACCAACAAGCTGCGGATCGTGTATTTTAGAAAGAGTAAACCAATTAAAACAAGTTTATAACACATACGAAGATGCCAATTCCTAAACCAACAGTAGAAGAAACAAAGTCAGAGTTCATTCAAAGATGTATGACTGATAACACAATGGTTAATGAGTTTGAAAACACCGACCAAAGATTAGCGGTTTGTTCAACAAGTTATGAAGATAACCTATCCAAAAACACGAACGAAAATTGAGCCTAACATTAACCAGTGATTACTATATTGTATTTATGAACCCAAGTAAACATAAACAAGATTGGAACGCTCTAAGGTTAATAATGAAAGTAGCAGAAATAAACTACTGTGTTTTTATAGACTATGAAATTTATTCTTTAGAAATACACGCAGTAACAAAAGAAGAATTTAACACATATCAATACAATTCTAACTAAAACACGAATTAAATTATGGCAAAAGTAGGAAGACCAAGAAACTTAGATAGCCCCGAACAACTATATGGACTATTCGAAAGATATAAAACAGACGTAAAGGCGAACCCAAGAATAAAAAGCGTATTCGGTGGTAAAGAATTCGAAGAAAGAGCAGAACCCCTCGAAAGACCCTTAACAATGGAAGGCTTTGAGGTTTTTTGTTGGGACGAAGTAGGTCAAGTCGAAGATTATTTTTACAATCGAGATAAAAAGTACAACGAATTTTCCGCCATCTGCTTACGTATACGCAAAGAAATCCGTAGAGACCAAATCGAAGGCGGTATGGTAGGACAATACAATCCAAGCATTACACAACGTCTAAACGGCTTAAAAGAGCAAACTGAAAGTATCATTATTGAGCAACCCCTTTTCCCAGATAATGAATAATTTGGATAAGTGGAATGTTTATCTTATATTTGTATTATGGAAATATATAAAGACATTTTAGGGTATGAGGGTTTGTATCAAGTAAGTAATTTTGGTAATGTTAAATCTTTAAATAGAATTATTTTACGTTCTGACGGAAGAAAAAGAACTATTAAAGAAAAAATAAAAGAAGGCACTCACAATAAAGGATATAAACGAATTGTGTTGTATGATAATAATTCAGTTGGTAAAAGTTGTTATGTTCATCGATTAGTGTTACAAACATTTTTACATCAAAGTGATTTATACGTTGACCATGTAGACGGAAACAAACAAAACAATAATTTATCAAATTTAAGATATGTTACAAATAGTGAAAATTTAACATTTAGAAACACGGATAAAATATATAAATCAAAACATCCTTACGTGTATTATGATTCTAAAAGAAATCAATATCGGGTTTATAAGTTTGGTAAAAGATTTAATTCATTTGAAGAAGCAAAACAACAAGCTATATGTTTATACGGACAACGGCTATAAATAAGCTATTAAAATTAAATAAGTTTATAAAGGGAGTTCAGGGTGGTTCGTCGGCTGGAAAGACGTTTGGTATTATTCCAATTGAAATTGATTACGCTATAAAAAATCCAAAAACAGAAATATCAATAGTTTCAGAAAGCATACCTCATTTAAAACGAGGTGCTATGCGAGACTTTAAAAAAATAATGGAATCAACTAATAGGTGGATTGATGCTAATTGGAATGCAAGTGATTTTAGATATACGTTTTCAAACAAAAGTTTTATTGAGTTTTTTTCAGCAGATAATAGTTCAAAATTACGTGGAGCAAGAAGAGATAGGCTGTATATAAACGAATGTAATAATATTGATTTTAATTCTTTTACTGAATTAGCAATGCGAACAAAACAGTCTATTTTTTTAGACTGGAATCCGTCTAATACATTTTGGTTTCATAATGAAATAATGAACGATGAAAATGTAGATTTTATTATTTTAAATTATAAAGATAATGAAGCCGCGCCACAAAGTGCAATAGATTTTATTGAAAAAGCAAAAATAAAAGGAGAAACAAGCGATTATTGGAAAAATTGGTTTAAGGTTTATGGCTTAGGTGAAATCGGAATGTTAGAAGGTGTTATATTCAGCAACTGGAAGCAAATAGACAAAGTTCCTGCAGAAGCAAAATTAATAGGAATTGGTTTGGACTTTGGTTATACGAACGATCCTACGGCAGCAGTTGAAGTTTATACATGGAACGGTCAAAGAATACTTAATGAACTTGTTTATAGAACAGGAATGATAAATAGCGATATTGCTAAAATACTTCCTGATAACGTACCGATATATGCGGATAGCTCCGAACCTAAGTCAATCGAAGAAATAAGAAGATACGGAAAGACGATTAAAGGCGTAACAAAGGGCAAAGACTCAATAAACTTCGGAATTCAAATAATGCAAAGCCAAGAATATTTGATAACGTCAAACAGTACCAACCTAATCAAAGAATTACGTGGTTACATTTGGGACACTGATAAAACTGGCGTTCGTTTAAACAAGCCTATTGATTTCAACAACCATAGTATTGACGCAGCACGTTACCACGAAATGGAAGTTTTAGGGGTTAACCCTCATTATGGGCAGTATTTTATACACTAATTTCAACTAAATGACAGATGACCTACCGTTAATGGTGCGCACAGTTGAGAAATTCATCTTAGAAAAGAAAGGTATAAGGGTTAAAATAGTGTTTGATGACCCTATGAAAATACGAATACACACAAAAATGTTAGGGCAAGCATTCGATATTGCCTTAGCTTACTACAATTACCAAATATAAAGTTATATAAATATGAAAACGGAAATAGTAATTCCAACAACACTTAGTGAAATACCATTAATGAATTACCAAAAGTTCATGAAACTGGTTGAGGGTTCAAACGATGAAGAGTTAATAGCACAAAAGTCTATTGAAATTTTTTGCGGTTTAAATATGCAAGAAGTACTCAAAATAAAATGGAGCGATGTTGTTGGGTTAGCTAACCACTTTAATGAGTTATTCCAGCAAAAGACGGAATTCAAAACAAGGTTTAAAATAAAAGACATAGAGTTCGGTTTCATTCCTAATTTAGAAGATATGAGCTTCGGTGAGTATGTAGACTTAGACCACAATATAGGCAAGGTTGAAACATTCCACAAAGCAATGGCAGTTCTTTACAGACCGATAACCAAAAAGACGAAACAAGGCACTTACGAAATAATGCCTTATTCAGGAACGGATGAATTTGCTGAGTTAATGAAATACGCTCCCTTGGATATTGCAATGGCTGCTTCGGTTTTTTTTTATCATTTAGGAAACGACTTAGTTCAAGCTTCGCTTACCTCTTTGGAAGTGGAGATGAAGAAGAACAAGGAACTCAAAACGACTATTCAGAACGGACTCAATTCAATAAACAGTGGGGATGGTATAATTCAATCTATGCACTCGCTAAAGGAGATGTTACAAAGTTTGATGAAGTTACCAAATTGGGAATTCGCAAGTGCCTTACCTACCTTACTTACGAGCGACAAAGAACTGAAATTGAAAATAGAGAATTAAAAAGAAAATTTAAAAATGGGTAATTATTATAATTTACTGGATACTTTAAAAGGACACTTCGATAATGATGCGTTTATAAACACGGTAACGGAAGGAGATATATTTGCAGTTGACTTGTCTAAGCAAACAATTTTTCCTTTGGCTCATATTATTGTTAACTCAAGTTCAATTGAAAATAATATCATTCGTTTTAATGTAAGTATTCTTTGCATGGATATCGTTGACATATCAAAAGACGAAGACCCAAACACGTTTATAGGAAACAACAACGAGCAAGATGTATTAAATACAATGTTCGCAGTTCAAAATAGACTTTACGAAAGTTTAAGACGTGGCGAGTTATTTAGCGATAATTTCATGGTTGACGGTAACGCAAGTTGCGAGCCATTTGCTGAACGCTTTGAAAACTATTTAGCAGGTTGGACGATGACCTTAGATATTTTAGTTCCTAACTCAATGACTATTTGCTAATGAGTGAAACATTAAAAGCCTTAGAAAAATTCCGCGACGAAGTTGTTAAGGGTGCAAAAGACGAACTTAAACGCCAAAACAAAGACACGTCTGGAAAACTATCGAACTCAATACAAGGCGAAGTAAAAGAGTTTAAAAACTCAATAGGTATTTATTTTGAAATGGAGCCTTATGGAAACTTTCAGGATAAAGGGGTTTCAGGTAAGTTTAAAAAATACGATACTGACTACAGCTATAAAAGTAAAATGCCACCCCCGAGCAAATTGGATAAGTGGATAGTTCGAAAAGGCATAGCACCAAGAAACGCGCAGGGTAAATTTCAAACAAGGAAAGGTTTACAATTTGCAATCGCTAAAAACATATTTAAGTTTGGAATTAAACCGAGCTTATTTTTTACTAAGCCATTTGAGAAAGCATTTAAGAAGTTGCCTGATGTGTTAATAGATAAATACGGATTAGATGCAGAAACGGAATTGAATTCAATATTAAATCAAAACTTAAAAAATATAAAATGAGTATTTTTGCACGTTCACCTTATATAGTAACAATAGCCGAAAGTGGCCAAGAGGGTTCAAAGATTGAATTAAGAATTTGGAACGGTACGGGTTCAGCACCCGTAAACCCAACTTATATTTTAGATAAATTAATACCCGCTTCAAACAACGTAAACACGTACTATAATATTTCACCTTACATTCGTGAATATATTAGTTGGAATGTACGCCAAGAAATTTACAACACAACCCCAGCTTCCGAAACATCACAATGGTGTAACGTAGAAATAAAACGCTACAAATTAGATTCAGGAACTTACACGTTATTAAACACGGTAACGGATAAAGCATTTGACGGATTCGGGTATTACGAGCAAGGTTATAACTATTCGTTAAGCGATGTTGTTTTACACGACCAAGGAACGTTTAATTATGCTTATGACCCAAGTATTAACCCGAGTACAAATAACGCGTACAGAGGCGGTCATATTATGTTAGAACGTCAAGTAAATTGGGATGCTAAATATACTAATTTAAGAACTGGGGCAACTTTAACGGTTACACTTACAGGAACGAATGCAATGCGTGACGTTTATAGAGTTCATCCTAATTATTATGCAGACGGAAACAAGTTAGAAATTATAGGAACGTTAAGCGCAATTAAATGGACGGGTATTTTTAAACCTAACTTAAATTGTCGTTATGAGCCAGTTTTATGTGACTTCGTAAATAAGTATGGCGCATGGCAAAGAACTTGGTTTTATGCTGCTTCAAATAACACGCTAAGCGTTGAAAACACGAAATACAATTTAATGCAAAGTACTTTTCCAAACTACAATACTTTGGAAGGTCAAACAAAGAGCTTTAACACAAACGGTAAAAGTTCAATAAAGGTAAATACGGATTGGGTAGATGAAAGCTATAACGATCTACTCAAACAACTTATGTTAAGTGAAAGGATATTAATTAATAGTTTACCTGCTACTTTAAAAACACAAAGTACTGAATTATTTAAGAACATAAACCAAAAGACGATTAACTATCAATTAGAATTTGAATTTGCTTACAATGTAATTAACAACGTAATATGAAACGTATAGTAGGTTTATTTGTAGAGGGTGTTCAAGTAGAGTTATTCAACGATGAACAAATAAGTGTAAATTCCAGCGTTCAAAATATTTCGGATATTTCAAAAGTGTTTACCGACTTTTCGCAAAGTTTCACCGTTCCGGCTTCACCTCATAATAATAACATCTTTCAATATTTTTATGAGTCCGACCTTGAGCAAACAATAGACCAAAACTTAAGGCGTAATGCTTTTATAGAAATAGACCTTACTTTTTTTAGACGTGGTAAAATACAGTTAGAAAAGTCAAACGTAAAGAACGGTCACGTTGATAGTTACACGGTTACTTTTTATGGTGACGTGTTAGCTTTAAAAGACAAGTTTGGAGAGGATAAACTAAACAACTTAGATTTAAGTAGCTTAGAGTTTTTATTTAATGGCACTGAAATTTACGACCGTATTACGGACTTAGCAACTGACTACGATGTTCGCTACCCATTAATAGCAAGTACGCGACAATGGACGTATAATGTTGGTCCTGAAAATATTTGTTCTACTTCAAAAGCTATTCAGTACGATGAGTTGTTTCCAGCAATTAAAGTAAGTAAGCTATTCGAAGCTATCGAGAACGATTACGGGGTTACTTTTCAGGGTACGTTTTTAAGTGACCCGAGGTTTAACCAAGCTTTTTTATGGGGCAAAAACACGAATGAATACACGTGGGTAAGTGAAGCTGAATTATTAGACATAGTAAGTTATCCAGCAGCAGCAGCAAATATATTTGATTTTGTAACGGATACAGTAAATGTAAACTATACAACAAGTTTAGGGGGTTTATCTTTTAACGCTTCCTCTGCAACTCATATTGTTAATGTTACTATATTAGGAGGTGTTTCAGATGAATATTATATTGACGTATTTATAAACAATAATTTTTACGCTACAATTAACGGCTCAGGTGCAAATAATTATGTGGTTTACACTTCGGCTAACACCCCAGGTCTTCAAAGCCAAATTAAAATATATGTTCGAGGTTTACAAAGTTTTACATTTGCTTCGTATATAACTTACCAAATGAATTATTTGGATGGTTCAAACCAACCTAACTCCGAAATATATACAGCAAATAACGCAAGTACAACAGTAACAGGAAACGTAAACTTAAACAACGTAATGCCTGATATGAAAGTTGCTGATTTCTTCGCTGGTGTTTTGAAAGAGTTTAACATGACTTGCGTAGGTGTTGAAGAAAACGTTTACGAAGTTTTGCCTTTAGATGACTGGTATTCTCAAGGTGCAATAGTTGACGTTACTGAATACACAAACACGGATGAAATAGGCGTGGAGCGCATGAAGTTATATAAGAAGATTATCTTTAAATATCAGGAAAGCGAATCGTTCGTAAATAAAGATTATTTTAAAACAACCAACCAACAGTACGGTAATTTAGAATATCAGTTTCCATACGATGGGAGCGACTATGTAATAGAAAGTCCATTTGAGAATTTGTTATTTACGAGAGCCTTAGATAATTCAAATAATTACGCAATACTTGGATTTGCACTTAATGAAAACATACAAGCTTACACGCCAAAGCCATGTTTGTTTTATTTGTATGGTGAAAGCGATAATTTAGTTCACGATATTAAATTTTACGACGGTTCAACTCACCAAGATATTGACACTTACGCTTTATTTGGTCAGGACTTAACCTATCAAAACACGAAATATAGTTTAAATTTTGGAGCAGACAACTCAATTATTCACAATGAAACAATCCAACAAGGTTTATACGCTACTTATTATTTTCCTTACCTAAGTAATTTATTCGATTTAAAGCAGCGTTTAGTTACCGTAAAGACTATTTTACCAATTAGCCTTTTAACTAACCTTAGATTGAACGACAGGCTTATAATACGAGACAAAAGGTATATTATAAACGAGATGAAAAGTAACCTAACAAATGGTGAAGTAGAATTTAGTTTATATTTAGACTTCCGACCGTTACAAGCTCAGGATATTATTAACCCCGACCCTAACTCACAATGTTTAGACGTTCGTGTTCAGATGCCAAACGGAGCAGTAAGTGCAACGATAACAACGGCAACGGCTGGAGTAACTATAACGCCAAGCACAATTACAACAAGTCAATCGATCGAAGTTTGTATTCCAGCAAACCCAAACACGCCAAGTTTTATATTAGCGGAAAATAGTGACTTTTTAATAAGTGAGGTTTTACAAAACTTCATTACTGAAAATAGCTCAAGTCAAGTTATAACGTTATTAGTAACATATACATTTAGTGACGGTAGCCAGTCAAGTAATCAAATAATAATTAACCAACAATGATAGCACAGATATTAGAACTTTTAAAAACCGATGATTTCTTTAATGTAAGTGAGATTGTCGACATAGCAAAAGGAAAACACGAATATACGTCAAGTATAAAAAAGATTTATAAACAAGTGAAAAGAAAACACGATGGCAGAAAAAAGAACAATTGAGTTAGAGATACAAGACAATAGTAAATCTTTAAAGGCTCAATATAAAGAAGCGGTTCAGGAATTACAAAAGGTTCAAGCTGCCTACGGTGAAACTTCGCAAGAAGCTGTTAAAGCCGCCAAAGCTGCAGCTGAATTAAAAGACCAAATTGAATTTAGTAAAGATTTAATTGACGGCTTTAACCCTGACACAAAATTTAACGCATTAAGTGGTTCATTAAGTGGTGTTTTAAATGGTTTCCAAGCTGTTGAAGGTGCTATGGGAATGATAGGGGTTGAAAGCGAAGCATTACAGGAAACAATGCTACGCGTTCAGAGCGTTATGGCTTTAACCCAAGGTATAGACGGACTTCTTGAAGCTGGCGATGCGTTTAAGAAATTAGGCGCAAAAGCAATGCAGTATTCTGTTGTTCAAAAAGTTGTAACAGCAGGTCAAAAATTATGGAACTTAGCAATGAGTGCGAGTCCAATTGGTGCGCTTATAGTAGCAATAACGGCTTTAATTGCAGCGGGTTATTTATTGGTTAAATATTTTCAAGACCAAGCAGAAGAAACTGAAAAGGCGACTGCTTCAATTAATGAACATAACAAGGCTTTAAATAAACAAAACCAAGAGTTAGAAAAATCACAAACACGTTTAGAAAAATCAAATAAATTCCAAGAAGATTATGCAAAGGCTTCAGGAAAATCAGTAGAAGAAATACGAAAATTAAATATAAAACACGCTGAAGAAGAATTAGCATTAGCACGTAAAAACAAAGAGCTGGCAAAGGCTACTTATTTACGTGAGAAAGATATTTTATCATCTTTAAAAGCCAATGATGCTGATGACGAAGTTATTAAAAAACAAGAAGAACTTGTTAAAAAAGCTGGTGAGTCCGCAACAGAAATGCGAGAAATAGCTCAAAAAGAGTATAATGAATTAGTTGATTTAAAAAAACAGCAACGAATTGAAATTAAACAAGAGCAAACAAATGAAATAAAAGATAAAAAAGATGCCGCCAAAACTTCTTACGATGCGCAAAAACAAGCTATTGACAATGAATTAAAACAAATTAAAGAATTTAATAAGCAAGCTAAAGAGCAAAACGCAGCGAGATTAAGGACAGACCAAGAAAATGAAGAGTATGCAATTACAGAAAAATACAAAGAGCAAATTGCACTTTTCAAAAAACACGGAAAGGACACCTCAGAACTTGAAATAGCGCAAGCAAATGAATTAAATGGAGTTCGTTTAAAATACCAAGAAGAGGACTACAAACAAAAAGAGGAGGCGCGACAAAAAGAACTTGATGCAATAAAACAAGCTAATGATTTAAAGAAACAAGCTGAAGAAGAATTTCAAGCTCAAATTGAACAAATAGACGAATCAAACTTTCAAGCTCGTTTACAAAAATCAATGAGTGAAAGTGATTATGAAAAAGAGTTAGTTAGACAAAAATACTTTGCACTTGAAGAGGCTGCAAAAGGAAACGCAGAGCAAGAGAAAATAATTGCCGAAGCCAAAGGAGCTCAATTAGATGCTATAAATAAAAAGTATTTAGAAAAACAAAAGCATGACCAACAACAAAAGGTAGATTTAATTCTAAAATATGCTCAAACTTTTGGACAAGCAATGTCATCTTTAAATGGATTGTTAAATGCAAACGATGAAGCGCGATTAAAAAATGTAAAACAAGGTAGTAAAGAAGAGGAAGCTATTAAACGTAAAATGTTTGAACGTGATAAAAAATTACGAATTGTTCAGACTGTAATTGACACGGCTTCAAATATTGTTCAATCGGTGAGAAATGGTGGTGGTATTCCTGCAGGTATTCCATTTGGAGTTGCGGCTGGTGCAATGGGAGCAATGCAAATTGCAGCAATATCTAAAGCAAAATTTGATGGTGGTCAACAGCAAGTTCCTGATACAAGTGCTGGAGGTGGTGGTCAAATGGCAGCCCCTCAATTTAACACGATAGGTTCAAGTGGAATAAACCAATTAGCAACGTTACAACAACAGCCAGTACAAGCGTATGTAGTAAGTGGTGAAGTAACAAGCGCACAAAGTTTAGACAGAAATAGAGTACAAAACGCAACATTATAAGTTAAAGAGTTATGGCAAAGATGGAAATTATAGAATTGCTTATTGATGAGAATAAAATCGAAAGCGGTATCAATGCGGTTTCAGTTGTTGAAAGCCCAGCGATAGAAGAGAATTTTGTAGCCTTAAAAAAACACGAAGTAGAACTTAAAGAAATTGACGGAGAGAAACGCATTTTAATGGGTGCGGCTTTAGTTCCTAACAAACAGATTTACCGTAAAAACGGAGACAAAGAATTCTACATTTATTTTAGTGAGGACACGGTACGCAAAGCATCGGAGTTATTTTTAATGAGAGCCAACCAAAATAACGCAACGTTAGAACACGAAAAGAAAATGTTAGACGGTATGTCAGTTGTTGAAAGCTGGATAATAGAAGACGAGAAACAAGACAAGTCAGCAAAATACGGATTCAATTTACCAAAAGGAACTTGGATGATTTCAATGAAAGTAAACAACGATGAAATTTGGAATAAGGTAAAAGCTGGTGAAGTAAAAGGATTCAGCATTGAGGGTTATTTTGTTGATAAATATGAAATGAGTTTACAAGAAACCGAAGATGATAGATTAATAAAAGCGATTCGTGATTTAATACTAAAAGACGAAAACTACAATTTAGAAACTTACAACGACTACCCAAAAGAAGCAAGTGATAACGCAAAGATAGCTTTACGTTATGCTGAAGAAAACGGATGGGGTGATTGTGGTACGCCTGTAGGAAAAGCAAGAGCAAACCAATTAGCAAACGGTGAGAATATAAGCGAAGATACTATTGCACGAATGGCAAGTTTTGAGCGACATAGACAAAGTTCACAAAAGGAGTTAGGTGACGGGTGCGGTCGTTTAATGTGGCTAAGCTGGGGTGGTGACGCTGGAGTTGAATGGGCGCAAAGAAAGTTAGAACAAATTAGAAACAAATAACATGGCAGAAAAAACACTAAGCAAAGTAAGTCCACGAGGTGGCAAAAGGGGTTGTTTATGTAAAGACGGAAAATACTCAAAGGAATGTTGCGACGGTAGTTTACAAGCTCAAGGGATAGGAAAAACAGCGAGTGTAACGCAACAAAATGTAACGATAACAGAAATAGACGGAGTAAGAACTATCATTCGTCAAAACGGATAAAAAAGGAACAAGTATAAATTTAAAAGTTAATAAGTTATGAATACACGAAAAACAGTTTACGGTAAACTCTTTAAAGAGGAAACACAATTAGCTTCACATGAAGTTGAATTAAAAAGTGTTCAAGTATTAAATGAAATTGAAGCTAATAATCAAAAGGTTATTGATGAAGTTATGCAGGTTGGTCAACAATTAAAAAAACTTTCTGATTCAATTGATTCTTGGCAAAAAAAATATGATTTAGCAAGAAGAAATGCAGATAAAGCATTAGCAGATTTTAAACAAAATGCTCAAGAATTAGGATTACTAAACGAAGCCAAAGCACCAATTTCAAAAGCAGAAGCAAGCATAAATTCATTAATTGATATTAATAAAAGATTTTATGGTTCGCTTAAAATGTTAGCATCTGGAGCCAAATTAGGATAAATTTAAAATAAATAAAAATGAAAAATAGCTTAATAAATCAAATCAAAACTTTGCTCGGAATGGAAGTAAAACTTGAGCAAATGAAATTAATGGATGGAGTAACTATCTTAGAAGCAGACTCATTCGAAGCAGGTAACGAAGTATTTATCGTAACGGAAGACGAACAAAAAATTCCTTTGCCAATAGGTGAATATGAGTTCGAAGACGGACGTATGTTGATCGTTGTTGAAGAGGGTGTTATTTCCGAAGTTAAAGAAAAAGAAGAAGAAGTTGAAGAGCCAGAGGCTGAGGTAGAAGTTGAAACCGAGAAAAAGGAAGAAATGGAAACTTCAAAACCAACTGCTAAGAAAACAATCGAAAGCGTAGTTAAAGAAACTTTCTTTTCTGAAATACAAAAACTAAAAGAAGAAAACGAAACTTTAAAAGCTGAACTAAGCAAATTAAAAGAAATTAAAGAAGAAGTTGAACTTTCATCTGACGAAGAGGTTAAACCAATTTCTTTTAACCCTGAAAACGAGAATAAAGTTGAAGCCGTAAAATTTGCAACTAAAAGAAGTCGCACAATTATGGATTCAGTATTAAATAAACTAAATAAGTAATAATTTAAAAAACAAAAAAAATGAGTACAACATTCACAAGCATTTCGAATGATTCTTTACGTCAAGTAGGCGTAGTTGAAACATTAACAGGTGCAACAACTTTAACTGCTGAAGATAGCGCTTC